AGGTATTTCCTGGCGGCGCTCTGTCTCTTGTTGGCGCTAATAGCCCATCTTCCCTTGCTTCTCGCCCTATTCGTGTTGTTCTATGCGACGAAGTTGATCGTTACCCTCCGTCTGCGGGTGAAGAAGGTGATCCAATTTCTCTGGCAAAGCGTCGAGCGGCTACATTCTGGAACCGGAAGATAATTCAGGTATCGACACCGACGAACAAGGATGCCAGCCGGATTGAGCTTGCCTATCATGAGACGGATAAGCGCAAGTTCTACGTTCCCTGTCAGCACTGCGGCCATGAGCAGATTTTGGCTTGGTCACAGGTCCATTGGCAGGACGATAACCCGAAGACTGCCCGGTATCACTGCGAGGAATGCGGTGTCGGCTGGACTGAGAGCGAACGTCATGCCGCTGTGGCGCAGGGTAAGTGGGTCGCCACTGCGCCGTTTAATGGCGCGGCTGGGTTCTGGTTCAATGCGCTGTACTCGCCTTGGGTTGATCTGGTCGATACGGTCGAAGAGTTTCTGGCCTGTCGCAAAGACCCGATGCGGCTGAAGACCTTTGTGAATACGATCTTGGCCGAAACATGGGAAGATCAGGGTGACGGCGTTGACGATTATGCGATCTCACAGCGGAAAGAGGAATACGAAGGCATTCCAGACGATGTTGTTCTGCTCACTGCTGGCGTTGACGTTCAGGATGACCGTTTGGAAGTCGAAATTGTCGGCTGGGGAGCCGGTGAAGAGTCTTGGCAGATAGAATACCACGTTCTGTATGGCGATCCGTCCAGCCCCCAGCTTTGGGCGCGGCTGGATGAGATTTTGCTGGCTACCTATGAGCATCCGATTGGCGAACCGATGCTGATCCGCTCGACTTGCATCGACTCTGGTGGTCACCACACGCGGGCGGTCTACAACTATGCGAAGACCCGCGCTGGACACCGCGTGTTCGCGATCAAGGGGATCGGCGGCGAGGGTAAACCCATTGTCGGTCGCCCATCCAAGAACAACGTGGGCAAGGTGCCTCTGTATGGCGTTGGCGTGGATACGGCAAAAGAGCTTCACTATGCCCGTTTGCGCATTGAAGAGCCTGGTCCAGGTTACTGCCACTTCCAAGCGAAGCGCGACGATGAGTACTTCCGGCAGCTAACCGCAGAAAAGCAAGTAATCCGCTATCACAAGGGCTTTCCGACCCGCACTTGGATCAAAACCCGGACAAGAAACGAGGCTTTGGACGTTCGCGTTTACGCAATTGCAGCATTCCACATCCTAAACGTTAATATTGATAGCATGGTGCGCCGGTTTTATGCTAATGTAGAACGCAGGGCTGAAGTTTCCGCTCCGAAAGGCGCGTCGAAGCCAAGTCCATTGGTCCAGCCAAGGCAGGCTAGGCCGAAAGGTGGATTTGCTAATAACTGGCGATGAGGGGCAATGGCTAACCTTTTTGACGAAAGCAACGCTCCAGAAGGTGAGCCGCTCAAGGTAGTCGTTGGCGACTTCATCCAATGGAAGAAGACGGCGCTGGCTGAAAGCTATCCGCCCGCCTCATATTCGGCTGAGTATGTTGCCCGCGTTGCTGCTGGGCAGAGTAGCGAGATCAAATTGCCTGCCATTGAGCGCAGCAATTACTATCTCTTTCAGGTAACCAGTGCGACCTCTGCGGCATTTGAGCCTGGATATTATCATTGGCAGCTTGAAGTCACTCAAACATCGTCAGGCAACCGCTTGGTTGTTGAGCGTGGTGAATTCCAAGCCATTGCCGATCTCGACAACAACGGCGCTGATCCACGCAGTCATGCTGACATCATGCTGGACAAGATTGAGGCGCTACTGGAAGGACGCGCTGACAAGGATGTGTCCAGCTACAGCATTCAGGGCCGGTCGATCTCCAAGATGAGCATTGCCGACCTTTTGCAATGGCGTGACTATTACCGTAAGGAAGTGGTCAAAGAGCGCCGCGACAATGCAATTGAACTCGGCAAGCCGACGAAGACCACTATGAAGGTGCGTTTCCTATGAGCCTTTGGCGCGAAATTCTGGGCCTTCCTGAAAAATCGGCCTCTCCGGTTCGCAAGCGTGGCTACCATGCCGCCAACACTGGCCGCCTGTTTGCTGACTTTCTAGCATCTAGCAAGAGCGCCGATAGTGAACTCAAGACTGATCTTGTCACGATGCGGAACCGCGCCCGTGCGCTGGCCCGCGATGATGTCTACGTTAAGCGTTACCTTGGCCTGCTGGAAACCAATGTCGTTGGGGACAATGGTGTAACCCTTCAGGTCAAGGCCCGAAACACCGACCAGAGCCTTGATGTGATCGGCAACGACATCATTGAGAACAACTGGTACGTCTTCGGGCTGAAGGGCAACTGCACGGCTGATGGCCGTCTGTCCTGGGTCGATCTCCAGAAGCTGGTGATGACCACGACCGCCCGCGATGGCGAAATTTTCATTCAGGTCGTTCGTAACCGCGCCTTCCCGCATGGCATCGCGTTCCATCCGGTCGAAGGCGACCAGATCGACGAAAGCAAGAACGAGCGCCTCAAGAACGGTCATGAAATTCGCATGGGCGTTGAGGTGGACTCGAACCAGCGTCCGGTGGCCTACTGGGTTAAGCCGCGCCACCCTGGTGATTATGACTTCTCTTCAGTGATGCAGAACGCATCGACTCGCATCCCGGCTAAGGACATCATCCATGTCTACAAGCCGGAGCGTCCGGGTCAGACTCGCGGTGAACCTTGGATGGCTTCCGCGATGAGCCAGTTGAAGATGCTGAACGCTCACCGTGAAGCAGAACTGGTTGCCAGCCGCATGGCTGCGTCGAAGATGGGGTTCTTCATCAGCGACAATGGCGAAGATGCACCGGCTGATGATTACGACAATTCTGTGCCGATCATCGACGCTGAACCCGGCACGTTCCACCAGCTTCCGGCTGGCGTGGACTTCAAGCCGTTCGACCCGACCCATCCGGCTACTGCCTTTGCTGAATTCCAAAAGGGCATCCTGCGCGGGATCGCCTCTGGCTTGGCCGTATCGTATGCAAGCCTATCGAACGATCTTGAAGGCACTTCGTATAGCTCAATCCGTCAGGGCGCACTGGAAGAGCGTGATGCCTACCGGATGATGCAGAAGTTCCTGCTCGAACACTTCGTGATCCCGGCGTATTCGATCTGGCTCCAGCACGTAATGGAGTTCGGGGTGATCCCGATCCCGGCCACCCGCTTCGATAAATTCTTCCTTGCCACCAACTTCCGCCCGCGTGGCTGGCAGTGGGTCGATCCGCAGAAGGAAATTGGCGCTGCTGTTCAGGCGATGCACAACGGCATCATGTCGATGCAGGATGTGTCTAACCAGTATGGCCGCGACATCGAAGAAACCTTCAGCCAGTGGCAGCGCGATCAGGAACTGGCTGCTCAGTTCGGTCTGACGCTGGCTTTTGCGCCGTTTGGCGGAAATGAGCAGGCTAAGGGTTCCAATGTTTCAAGTGGAGACGCAAATGCCATTCCCCAATGAACACGCCGCTCGGCTCGAAGACCCGGACAAATATGAGAGCTTCCGCCGCAAGAATAATGAAGGCGGAGAAGGCATCGACTTCATTTACGGCATTCTTCCAGAAGGTGGCACTGAACTTCAGGCCATCCGTTTTGACAAGGATCGCTTCACTCCAGCCGAAGCAAAGGCTTGGTTGAATGACCATGACTTTAAGGCTATACTCTTTGAAGAAGCCACTGGGGAACGTGCCGTGGAAGAAGAACTTGAAGAGCGCATGAAGATTGAGGTCACTGTCGAGATCGACACTGACCCGCAGCCTGATGTTCCCGATGTGGAAGATGAGGTTGTCAGCCCTGACGATATGGCTCCTGCTGATATGCTTGTGACCGAAGGCGACCGCAAGAATGTGGTGGCCCTTGAGCGCCGTGCTACCGATCTGGATGCCCGCTCAATCGACGAAAAGAAGCGCACTGTTAGCATCGCTGTTTCGTCGGAACTGGCTGTTGCCCGCTCGTTCGGTAATGAAATTCTGGTCCATGAGTCTGGTGCCATTGATATGGCATTTCTGGCTTCTGGCCGTGCGCCGCTGCTGCTTGACCATGATATGGAGAAGCAGATCGGCGTGATCGAATCCGTGGAACTTTCTGCTGACAAGGTGCTTCGGGCCAAGGTCCGGTTCGGGCGCTCTGCTCTGGCACAGGAAGTCTTCCAGGATGTTGTCGATGGTATCCGCTCGAATGTCTCGGTCGGCTATCGCGTCAACAAAATGGAGCGTTCCCCGATGGAGAAGGATACATACCTTGTCCGTTCGTGGTCGCCCCTTGAGGTATCCGTTGTTTCGATCCCAGCCGATCCGTCAGTCGGTGTTGGTCGCAGCGCGGCTGCTCTCGAACCCAAACCTACCGTTGAACCATCCATCAAGAAGGAAGTCGAAATGACTGACCAAGTGAATATGGATGCGG